GCACTTCGTATTCTCTCTAATAAGACTTCTATTTTCATTTGATACCCACATTCTTAATCTCCTTTTAGTAATTATAATTGTATTGATGTCTGCGTTACGCCAACCCCTCTCCATGAAATTGTTGTTGTTTATCTTCAACTTGAGATGAACACCATTCGCCTAGACATTTCAAGACAAGTTGGGCTTCTTCTAGATTCAGGCGCACTTCATTTTCACCACTCCCCATAATGACAAATTCTTGCTCTTTACCATTAGTCACGGGATATGCATAAATAGACATTTTTAATCTCCTTTCATTAAGTGACTATAATTGTTCGGTTAAGTGACTATAATGCGTGATTCAATATTTACAATGGCGCGACTGATAGCCTCCATTGCGGTTCTGCCTCGACCATGAGCATAAATAAAATTAATTGAATGTAGATTCATATTTAATGCATCAAGATTTGATAAAACTTGTAATGTAAAAGTTGCCACCCATGATGATGGGACATTATTCTCTTTTAGCGCAAGTCTCCAGCCGGCCTTGCTCAATATAGCAGATGCCTCCCAGGTAGCCGTCATATCAGATGAATATTTTTTACAACATTTTGTATCATCTAAACTCTCTTCATCCGTTTTACATATTGGACAAACAAATGCCCCATCATCCCTGCTGTCAAATCCGTCCTCCCATATGGGCGGGAGATGGGCAAAAGAAGTTTGTCCAAGCTTTTTAGCGACTTCTACATCAAGTAGATTACCAACTGGAAGATCAAATTGTTTCATCGGATTGACTTGTCTCTGTAAATGCTCTTTTTGCTAATTCCTGTTTGTAGAACTCAGGAAAATTGACCGTAACGCCACGCTTGATTTTATCCCAAAAGAACGCAAATAGCGCATCTTTGATCTCGTCTCTATGTTCTTTAAGAATATCATCTGGTATTTCTCTTATTAACATTCCAATATCTCGTGGCGAGTTTTCCAACAATCCTTTTTCGGCAAGATGTTGAATCGCCTTTCTCCATCGCGCCTCAGTTCGATAACGATCAATCAAGACTTGGACAATATCGCTCTGAGTTGGGTTACTTTTACGCCATTCGGTAGTATGTGTTTCCTTGAACTCCTCAGAGACATATTTTCCAATAGCAACCTTCTTTTCTCTAGTGAATAGATCGTAGTTCTTAACTACCACCCCTTCTATTTTGCTTCCGCCCAAAATAGACTCTCGATTAAGAAAATCGTTGAACGTGATTATATCTGTCACAAAACCATTATATAAAATCGGTACACACTCAAGCCCAATTCTTTCTGCCTCAGCAATCTTTTCATGGGGCATTAGAAACTTCTGTTCGCTAATCTCTATGTCAAAAATTACAAGATACTTTATCGGAACCCTAGAATATTTTATCGTATTGTGCTTGGGCTTCATCAGATACTCACATCGATATATCCACTCAGGATGTAAGACTGATTCTAAAGACTTGGTGGTTTCAATCGCAAGCTCGAACATTCTTTCTGGTGCATCTATTACAAGTTGAGCACCCTTACTTCTACATAAAAGTTGTCCATCAAAAACCCCCATTGAGAAATTGCTACCGTCAATTTTCTCTTCAACAATTACTGGTCCAGAAAAAATATCTTGGATCATATTGTGCCCAATTGCAAACACTGACGGGTAGGAACCAATTTTATCCATTCCTCTTCTTCCTCTCTTTCTTATCTGATTCTCTATATGGTGCTACAAGCCTAAGTGTGCCAATGTTCATATATCGTTTATTATTAACGATCTCGCCCTGTGCCGCCAATAATCCTCGAAGTCGCTCAATCTCAGATAGCAAGTATAATCGATCCTGATATGCTATTTCGCAATCATCGGGCGTAATGTCATAATCAAGCAAGCCCGCAGGCTTTGTTCGCTGTTTTATTTCATCAACTCGGTCCATGTCTGCACCACCAACGATAAATCAACGTATGCAGTTGCAATAATTGCTATGCACAACAAAGCCACCACTATTGGCAAAAAACAAGAACATCTTATTTTTATCATCTTTTCTCTAAAAAAAAAACCAGCCCTACCGTCTGAGCACGAGTTTGCTATTTGCCTGTATACGTCACTATCAAGGGACTAGATACGAGTTTGCCAGAAGCCTATCACTCTACGCGAGTAGGGCTAGTCCTAGTAACGGGAATGAGAATCGAACTCATCTAATCCGGCTTATGAGGCCGGCCGGTAGCCACTACCGTATCCCGTATCCTTGTATGCCGGTTACACATCCGGCGTAGCTTGCCTTTTCCCAGTGAAACGCAACACGTATCACTCTGTTGACTGGCTAGCAAGACGAACATCGCGACTGCCCTGCGCCAATTTCTCAGCTACTGCCTGCGATTCCTTAGTATCCCGTGAATCTAAAACTGATTATACACTATCATGCGCATCTTGTCAAGGGTTATGTGACCCCAAGCGAAAAACCAAAGGTGAATTCACCAATGGTTTTCGCTTTCCGGTCACATGAATTATCTCTGGTATAATATCATCTGATAAAGTATTTGTCAATATTCCCGTAAATAATCACTTTTTAACCCTTGACAAAAAAGCAAAGTTAATTGATAATCTATTCGTAAAGGATAATATCCTTTGCAGCCCCGTATGGCTTAGCGACAGGAACGCGGAGTCCCCGTGTTCTTTTTTGTTTAATTGAGGTAAATATGGCAAATCAAATTCATAAGCTTAGTGATATAGAGGTTGAAAGTGTTGGCCTTGTTTCACTTGGCGCAAATCAAAAAAAGTTTTTTTTGCTGAAATCGATGAAGGAGGTTAATGATATGTCCGATAAAAATACGGATACTTCAACGGTTCAACCCACCGTAGATGCTGAGGAACAAGCACAAGTTGAGGTAACTGATGGCGTTCTTGCTAAAATCGGTGATTTTGTGCGCTCTCTTGTCAAGAAAGAAGCGTTGGTTGCCGAAGGCGGCGAACCGGAGATTGAAGTTGGGACCGAACCGGTTGTGGAAGCTGACGTTACTAAACCTGAACTAGAAGTGGCGGAAAGGATAGAGGTGCTTACTAAAGCTAATGAAACTCTACTGTCCCGTCTGGAAAAAGCCGAAAAAGCCTTTGCCGCTGAGCGTGATGCTCGTGAAAAGGCTGAGTATGTTGAAAAAGCTAAGGTCTTTAAGTCAGTTCCGGCTAAGATCGAGGAGCTTGCTGAGCAACTTCATTTCCTGTACAAAACCGACGAAAAACGTGGTGAGTATTGGTACAGTCTTTTGAAGGCGGTTGATGCTCAGATGAAAGATGGCGGCATTTTTACTGAAGTTGGTAGCGATGAAAATGTTGCTGCTGGTGACGGTGATTTGGTTGCTAAAATTGAAAAAATTGCTGAAAAAGGTACGATTGAGGATGTTCGTAAGGCGTTGTTTGAGATGGGTTCGGACGCGGCTTATGACTATCTCGCTGATCGCAGACTGGCAATTAAAGGAGTAAAGAAATAATGTCTACACCTTACTCTGGTTTTGGTTTCGACATGGGCCACTTAGTGGCTAATGCCGATATGGATAGCAAACAGTGGTACTTTGTTACTACCGGCTCTGTTGCCGGTGAGTTCAAGGTCGGTACTGGTGCTTCTGGTCCTGTTCCCTTGGGTGTGCTGCAAAACGATCCTCGTCAAGGTGAACCAGGAGTTATTCGCGTGCTAGGTACTAGCAAGATAACAGCTTCTGATGCAATTGGCTATGGTGACTTTGTTATTTGTGGTTCTCATGGCAAAGCAATTGTTCAGGCCTCTGCTAGTGCTGGTGCACAAGGCATTGCGCTACAAGCACTAGCGAGTGGTGGCGGAGTTATTGAAATTCTCCTGCTCCCGAATGCTCTAACAAGTGCTGACAATACCCCATAAGGAGGATATAAACAATGCCTACCCCTACCCCGCGTGACGTTCATTTAGATGGTGCTCTGTCTCAGTTCTCTATCGCCTATAGGAATGAGGGCTACATTTACGATCAGATTTTCCCGATTGTGAATGTCGCCAAACAGACAGACTTCTATTTTATCTTTGATAAACAGGCTTGGTTTCGCGATATAGTTAAGAAGCGTGCTCCCGGTACGCGTGCTCAACGTGCAGATTACACTCTGTCTACGGCAAGCTATCTCGCGATTAACTATGCACTGGCTAAGGCTGTGCCCGATGAAGTGCGTGCTAATGCTGATAGTCCTCTGCGTCCCGATGTTGAGGCAACGGAGTTTGTTACCGATGCGCTCTTGCGTGGCGTTGAGCGGCGCGTGGCTACGTTGGTTACTGCTTCAGCAAACTGGGCTTATGCTGCGTCTCCAACAACTCAATGGACAGCTGATACCGCTGATCCTCTTGGCGATATTGAGGCTGCCATTAATGGCGTTGTGTCAACTATTGGCCGGCAAGCCAATGTTGGTGTGATGTCTTGGGATGTGTGGAGATACCTTAAAAACCACCCCGATCTGCTTGATCGTGTGAAATATACCCGTAATGGTGGCGTTCCTATGCCAAGTGACTTGGCTGGCTGGTTTGGTCTAGAGAAACTCTTGATCGGCAACTCTCTGTATGACTCAGCCATTGAGGGACAAACCGCTTCTATGCTGTATATTTGGGGCGATGTCTTTTGGGTTGGTTATGTTGCACCAAACGCTACTCTCTTGACCCCCTCGGCTGGTTTTACTCTGCAATGGGGTGCGCGTGAATCTCGTAGGTTTAGAGAAGATCAAGAACGGCAAGACGTTATGGAGGTCTCTCACTACACCGATGAGGTGATCGCGGCCAGTGACTCCGGGGCCATCGTTTACAATGCGGTTTGATCTCTTTTTAGAGATTTCCTTATAGCCCTCTAAAAAGTAAAGCTATAAGAAGGTCTAGGTTGCCCCTAGATTGAGAGAATAAAAACTTAATAAAATCTTGACGGATGTTTCGGGTTGCCCCCGAAAGGAGTATTTCAATG